CAGTTTGGTAAGTGGTTTTTTTATATTATTTCATGGCAGGATGAGTGTCGATGTATTTTCGTCTACAGTGCTACCCCGCACCTCATCTGATTTCCTAAATTCTAATCGATCTTAAGCACCTATGGGATCGAAAAAACCAGTTTGCCAAGTGGCACAAGACCCAGTTGCGGGATCCTGAAATCTGAGGCATCATTGGCACAAGTCAAACCAACCCACCAACATGACGCTCTTCAATTTTGCATCACAGCACGGCAGTCTGATTCCCCGTCAAGGTCTGGAACTATGTGAAGACGACAATACTTTTACCCCATACACGTTCCACGTCTATGCTTGGGCATGTTTGTTGTCAGATGCTCCAAAAGCAGATCCTGAACCTGCAAACCCTACTCCCTACCATACGTGGGAGGAATTGCTTGCTGCTATGTACGATTAATTAACTGGCACACAAAATGGGCAATCTTCCACGGTTGCCCGTTCCGATCCTGTAGACTAACAGAGTCAACGCAACCGACACCGACCGATGATCAGCAATTTCCACCGCACTATCGCCCTATACATGGAAGCAGTTGACCGCGCTGATTTAGAATCATGCGATCCTAAATCTGAAAGAAGGTCTAAGCAAACTGCGTTTGCTTACCATTTCGCGCAGGGATCCTGCATTAAGTGCGAGAAAGGGGTAAAGTATGATCCCTTAAATTCTAAGATAAGGGGAGCAATTGAGTGGGTTATTCGTAAACCTGCAAGACAGATAACACTGTTATCTAATGGTTACATTTTCTTCGAAGATGATTTAGAGGGGGTATTTTACTCTAAAAAGTAACACTTAGGGGGACAATCCCCCTCCCTATTTTAATTAAAATCTAGTCGAGATTAACATCACGAGATTGACATCACATAGCACGAGATTAACATCACATATTTTAATTAAAATCTAGTCGAGATTAACATCACATAACACGAGATTAACATCACGAGATATAACATAAAATAGCACTATTTAATTCTTTATATTATCAATTTAATTTAATTCTTTTTTTTTTTTTTAATTACTTTTACTAAATTTTAGACTCTACCTCCATCCTACCACGTCACAGGTAGATTTTTTATTGTCAAGTGGACACCTTACAAACTGGCACACACCACATTAGACTCTACCTCTATCCTAGCATATTTTAAGACCTGTGCCGGTAGAGTGGACACTTTCTCAACTGTCCACCTTAAAAATAGATTCTACCTCCATCCTAGCATATTTTAAGACCTGTGCCGGTAGAGTGGACACTTTGTGGATTGGCACACCCCTAAAATTGAAATGAAATTTAACATTATTTTATGGCAGGATGAGTGTCGATGTATTGTCGTCTACAGTGCTACCCCGCACCTCGTTTGATTTCCTAAATTCTAATCGATCTTGAGCACCTATTGGGGTCAAAAAATCCAGTTTGCCGACCGGCACAGTCTCTCCCATGCCATAACCTTAAATGTTACTTAAAGAAAAAATTGCATCCCTTAAGTTACATTATTTCAAAGTGTAACAAGTCGGGCATTCTGTCACGGTTGCCCGTTCCGATCCTATAGACTAACAGAGTCAACGCAACCGACACCGAACCGATGACAATCACAATCAAGACCAATTGGACCCCTAGAGAATTAATCACTGGAATGTGGTTAGAAGGATTTGGAGGACTTAATTCAGGGAGTTTATATCACCAACTCCGCAAAGAGTTTGATTATCTTAGTGAGGAAGAATTCGATGAGAGGGAATTCTTTAAGTATCGGGGAGTTTGGTATGACTTGGGTGAATTTATGCGTCTTGAGCATAACTCCCTCTTTGGAAATAAGTGGGATGGATATTTCTCCGATTCTTATTTCAGTGGCATTGTGGTGAAGAACTGTTACGATGGCAGTGTCATCGTAGGAACTTATCTTTCCTGATAAGTTACACTTAGGGGCAGCAATGCCCCTCCTATTCTTTCACCACACTAAAATTATGGCTATCACCCGTCAACTTTCAAAGTATACTCTGCAATGGGACTGTTATTCACAGTTTGCACCGAAAGATGATGAAATCGGTGGAATTTACACTGATTACATACACTTTGATGCTGTAGGTGATTATCACTTTGCAGTGACATTCCGTGTTGGTCAGGGGAGACAATTGGGGATCTTATTCTGTGAAGTTGTTATTACCACCCCAGAAAAATGGATCGAAAAAAGACATTATGCGTTTGGACAATTTAACAATAATCTAGGTGCTAAATTATTCTCTCAGTTTGCACTAAATCACTTCATTGAAACTGAGAATTGGGCAGTGTGTCCATCTTTCGTACCCGTAGATTATTTTGACGGTGATCCTTTTACACTGGCAGGGGATGAGATAGTGTCGGATCTTATCTAACACTTAAGGGGGAGAAATCCTCCCCTTAAGTTACATTATTTCAAAGTGTAACAAGTCGGGCATTCTGTCACGGTTGCCCGTTCCGATCCTATAGACTAACAGAGTCAACGCAACCGACACCGAACCGATGACAATCTTCCCCAACTCCCCCGAAATGCAAGCAACATGGGACCACCTTATGACAGGTCTCTTTGATTTTGTGAGTAACACACAATCCGATCTTGATACTTCGCATGATTGGTTATGTGATCAGTTACAGATTGATTCTCTTCTTAATGAAGAGACTATGTGTGAGGCAGATGACGATTGTTGGGATAGTTTCTATGAAACCTGGAAATCTGCTTACGATGGTGACAATTGGTGGGGGTCAGAAATCCCTGCCTGATTAACACATAGGGGGGACTAATCATCCCCCTAAGTGACACCCCCATTCGTTCGTGAATGACAGTTAGTGGGGTATTATGGGGTGCCGTATATAAAACCAATGGGTCCCTGGAAGCTATAAACGACCCAGATCGACCTTTAGATATAAACCTCTAAGGATTTACCAAGACCCACCAAGACCCACCAAGACCCACCAAGACCCACCAAGACCCACCAAGACTAACCAAGAATCTCCAAGACCCCCCCCACAAAAAAAAAATTTTTCATATATAAAAAACGACATCAAGGTTCAAAGATATGCAAAAAAATTCCGCAGAAAATTTTACGACTATAGAGATCGATCCAGTAAGTGGAGAACACTATGTAACGATACCAGAATGGGTATGTGATGAAAAGGGGTGGTATGAGGGAACAGAAGTAAACATCGAGGTAGAGAATGATTGTATTATTATCAAAGAAGTGGAGTGATTGACGACGTATAGATAGAGTGTTATGATAGTGAAGTAGTTCATTTAAAGTTATGGCTAAAGGATTTACGGTAAAAGCAAAGACACCCAAAGCAACTGAGAGTGTTGAAGAATGGGACTATGCGAAAGCAAAGGAAATGGTAAGAGGCAAGTCCATTGTCTTTTGTTTACCTGGTAGAGGAGTATCTTATACGTATCTCAAAAACTTTGTGCAACTTTGTTTCGATTTAGTGCAGGCTGGTGCCAGCATTCAGATTTCTCAGGATTATTCATCGATGGTAAACTTTGCAAGATGCAAATGTTTAGGTGCGAATGTATTGAGAGGACCGGATCAAATTCCATGGGATGGTAAGTTAAAGTATGATTGGCAATTATGGATTGATAGTGATATTGTGTTTAACACAGAGAAGTTTTGGCAATTGGTTCTAATGGATAAAGATATTGCAAGTGGATGGTATATGACAGAAGATGGTAAGACGACCTCAGTTGCACACTGGTTAGAAGAGGATGATTTCCGTAAGAGTGGTGGAGTCATGAATCATGAGACGGGGGAGAGTATTTCAAAGCGCCGCAAACCGTTTACTGTAGATTATACAGGTTTCGGATGGGTATTGATTAAGAATGGAGTCTTTGAGCACAAAGAAATGAAGTATCCATGGTTTGCACCTAAGATGCAGATCTGTGAGAGTGGAGAAGTGCAGGATATGTGTGGGGAGGATGTATCATTCTGTCTCGATGCTATCGAAGCAGGTTTTGAGATTTGGTGCGATCCACGTATCAGAGTTGGACACGAGAAGACAAGAGTGATCTGATGGCACTGACAGAATATACAATTCTCCATAAGGGGAAAGTTCTGTATAAGAACTTGACAGAGGAAAAATATTTTGATAGGATGGAAGACCTTTCGATAGAGTATTATCAGAAAGGTTTTCCAAGACCACAAGATCTAGAAACAAAAATCACAAAGTATTAAGGAGTTATTATGGCAGTGCGTTCAAAGATTGGTTTAAGTGGCAATGGTTTTGTGGAAGCCAAACCGAAAAAGACTCGTCAGGGGAGTGGGAAGCACACAAAGTATGCCGCGACTTCTCGTAACGGGAAGCGTAAAGTATATCGTGGACAAGGACGGGGTTAATATATAATTGTAGTTTTTATTGTCACCATATGGCATGTTTGATTGCAAATCTTCCATCACAGGAAGTATGGGTTCGTAAAGAATATCTAACGGACCATCAAAGTGGACATGGTGAATTTGTAAAGGGCGTCTGGGTGTCGGTTAAATCGATTCCTGGACGTGCTTTTTATTTTGAGACCTATCTACCAGAATATGCGGCGATGTATGATAAATTGCCCATCAGTGCCTTTGTAGCAGATCCTGAGACTCCAAGTCCAGACATGAACCTACCGAATCTACAGTTTTGGAATTGTATGGACTATGGAGTCGTATCGGTGGATAAGAAATTCATTGGGTCAATGGACTTTGAATGTTATACACGGGACTATGGTAATGTAAAAGGCACTTATGTCTGCACTATTGATAACTATCATCATGATCCGGACTATGTTGATTGGGCTACCAGTGAAAATCCTGCCGAACATAAGTCTCATAACCTGATTGAACTTGAGAATGGGCAGTATGCACTGTATCCAAACAATAGATTACGTATTTTTGATAATAGTTTGACACCTGTCGAACCAAAAATGCCAGATTTTAAGGTTTCAACTCAATATTATCAGGTTGAAAATGGATTTGAACGACTTGGAATGGGACGTGAGGACGAATATTTCTGGAAGACTGCACAGGAACGTGAAAATTCATCCGAAGAGGGTTAAAATAAATAAAAATAGGGATAGTAACCCCTTAAAAAGTTCTGATTTCACTAATCAGGAGAAAAATGGGAAATTCACCGGTTGACAGAATTACAAGTTACATGAAAGAAGTGTGGGGAACAACAAGTTTGACCACAGATTACTGGTCATTACCTAAAAGAACGAATGATCCAGAAGAAAGAGTGATTCAAGAGATTATGCACGATGATTTAAAGAAAGAACAGAAGAATCTTCAGGAATAGAGTATAAATAAAATTAAGAAAACTCTTTAACAATGGCAATTCAGAGGATATCACGGTCATTCAAGGACATTAGTTTGTCTTTTGTGCCTCATCCTGTGACAAAAGACCTTCCAATTCTTAAAAATGAGAACGCAATTCGTCGTTCCGTAAGAAATATAGTAGAAACTATCCCAACAGAGAGATTTTTTAACTCTTTGTTGGGTTCTGATGTAAGAAGAAGTCTATTTGAGTTCGTTGATTTTGGTACTGCCTCAGTCATTCAGGATCAAATTGAAATTGCGATTAATAATTTTGAAGATAGAGTCGATAATTTGATCGTTCAGGTAGATCCAATAGCAGACGAAAATACATTTAATGTAACAGTCATATTTGATATTATTGGTCAAGAGTTTCCGACACAAGAATATTCATTCCTCTTAGAGGCAACCAGATAAAATGCCTTTTACAAAATATACAAATTTAGATTTTGATCAGATAAAAACTTCTATCAAAGATTATCTCCGTGCTAACTCTACATTCACGGACTTTGACTTTGAAGGATCAAATTTTTCAGTTTTAATTGATACGTTAGCATATAATACTTACATTACTGCATTCAATTCGAATATGGTTGTGAATGAATCCTTTTTGGATTCGGCAACTCTTCGAGAGAATGTAGTTTCTCTGGCAGGTAACATTGGATATGTTCCTCGTTCCAGAGTCGCATCAACAGCACAAATATCCTTTAATGTAACAGCACCAGTAGATGGTGATAATACTTCAACAACTCCCACATTGACCCTGAAGGCAGGTATAGTGTGCGTAGGGAGTAATAATGACACTACATATACTTTTGCCACTCCAGAGGACGTTACAGCAAACGTTGTGGATGGTATAGCATCTTTTAATAACCTCAATGTTTATCAGGGAATATTTTTAACCAAACAATTTCAATATGATGGTTCTTTGAATCAAAGATTTGTTCTGAATAATTCTTTTATTGATACATCGACACTTAAGGTATACATTAAAAAAACAGAACAATCTAGACTTGGTATTGAATATTTTCTTGCAGAAAATATTTTTGATGTAGATAAAAACTCTAGAATTTTCTTCATCAATGAAGTTCAAGATGAAAAATACGAATTAAGATTTGGTGATGGTCTTATTGGTAAAAAATTGGGAGATGCTGTTGGTTCTGATGGGACTATAATCACTGCCAACTATATTATTACAGATGGTAGAGATGGCAATGGTGCTTCTAGTTTTTCATTCTCTGGAACATTAGAAACTGCAATTGGTGGAATTATTGATCCAGGAACTATTACGATTACGACTAATCAATCATCAATTAATGGTGGTGATATTGAACCTATAGATTCAATTAAATATTATGCTCCGAGATTATACTCTTCTCAGTATAGAGCAGTCACATCAAGAGACTATGAAGCAATTATAAAAAGAATATATCCAGATACTGAATCAGTATCTGTAGTTGGCGGTGAAGAAATGGATCCTCCACAATTTGGTACGGTTCAGATTAGTATTAAACCAAAAAACGGAAGTTTTGTATCAGATTTCAATAAGACTCAGATTTTATCAAAACTAAAACAATTTACAGTATCTGGAATAAATCAAGTCATAACTGACCTTAAGATTCTCTATGTTGAGATTGATAGTTCTGTCTATTATAATTACTCCCAAGTATCGAGTGCTGATTCATTAAAAACTTCAGTTACAAATTCACTCCAAAAATATTCAGAATCTTTGGATTTAAATAAGTTCGGAGGAAGACTTAGATATAGTAAATTGCAACAAGTTATTGACAATACGGATAATGCAATTACATCAAATATTACAAAAATTATTATTCGTAGAGATTTATCACCTATTCTTAATAAGTTTGCACAATATGAACTATGTTATGGAAATAGATTTAATGTAAAATCTGGCGGATTTAATATAAAATCTACTGGATTTAAAATTTCAGGTGAATCTGATACAGTTTATTTGACAGATATTCCTGATACAGATTTAAAAACAGGAACTTTATCGATTGTAAAGCAAGTATCTAATGAAACTAGAGTGGTTGTAAAATCGGCAGGAACTGTAGATTATTTAAAAGGAGAAATAATTTTAAATACTGTTAATATCACTTCAACTTCATTAAGTAATGGATTAATCGAAATACAAGCATTCCCAGAATCTAATGATGTTGTTGGTTTAAGGGACTTATACATCTCATTAAACATTTCTAAAAGTACAATAAATATTGTCAGGGATGTGATTGCTTCTGGGGATGAAATATCTGGAACCAGATTTGTTGCCGACTTCTATACATCAAGTTATTCAAACGGAAATTTAGTAAGTAAGTAATATGATACAAACTGGTTTTGAATCTAGAATCAAATTACAAGATTTAATTGATCATCAACTTCCAGAGTTTATTTTGGAAGAAAGTCCGAATGCAGTAGAATTTTTAAAGCAATATTATATTTCTCAAGAATATCAAGGCGGTCCTATTGATATCAGTGATAATCTGGATCAGTATTTAAAATTAGATAATTTAAAACCCGAAGTTATTGTTGATATTACGACAACTATTGCTAGTGTAACTCTTACTGACACCACAATTAGTGTTTCTAGTACAAAAGGATTTCCAAATCAGTATGGACTTCTTAAAATTGACGATGAAATCATCACATATACTGGAATTACTACGAATAGTTTTATTGGGTGTGTTCGTGGATTTAGTGGAGTAACTGATTATCATCAAGATTTAAATCGTGAAGAACTTGTTTTTTCTACATCGACATCAGCAGAGCATTCTGATGGTTCATCTGTTCAGAATTTAAGTTCTTTATTTTTAAAAGATTTTTATAAAAAACTGAAGTATACTTTTACTCCAGGATTAGAAGATATTAAATTTGTAGATGAAATTGATGTTGGAAACTTCATCAGAAGAGCAAAAGATTTTTATGCGTCTAAAGGAACGGATGAAGCAATAAAAATTCTTTTTAAAGTTATTTTTGGAGAAACTTCTTCAATTATAAATTTAGAAGATTATTTAATCAAACCATCTTCTGCAAATTACGTAAGAAGAGAAGTTGCAATGGCAGAAGTAATCTCAGGAGAACCCTCAAAGATTGTCGGTCAAACTCTTATAAAGACTACTGATGAGAACACAACTGCTTCAATATCAGCAATAGAACCATTTTCGAGAAAGGGAAAAACATTTCATAAAATCGAATTTTATATTGGAAATACTGACGATTCTTCTTCAGTTCAAGGAAATTTTGAGATAACACCAAATACAAAATTAATTGAAAGTGTATCTATAGGATCTTCTATTTTAACAGTAGATTCGACGGTAAGTTTTCCGCAATCTGGAACATTAATTTCAGGAACTAATACTATTTCTTATACTGGAAAAAGTATTAATCAATTTTTTGGATGTACTGGTATCAGTGATATAATTTCTGTAGCATCAAATATTAGATCTGATGATACCTATTTCTCCTATGAAAATGGTGATACTTCAAAAAAAGTTGAATTAATATTACTTGGTGTAATACAAGATTTAGTAGAAGAAAATGAAGACTTTAAAGTAAACGAAAATGATATAATTGTAGTTAAAAATCTTGGGGATAAGATTAAAAATACAAATTCAAATTGGAAAGAAATTTTTGCAAATTCTTTTATCTACAATACAAGTGCGAGATATGAAATTGTAGATAATCGTTCTACTAAGTTAGGATCCACTATTGATAGATCCAGTCTAAAAATCGGAGATGAGGTTGAAATATTAGAAAGAGGAAGTGAAAATATAGTATTTTCTAATGATACGACTTATATCCAAAATATTGATGAATCTAAAAATTCTTTAGAATTAGGAAATAGACCAAATTTAGATTCAGGCAAAGAATATGATGTAAGAAGAAAATTAAATAAAACTAAATCTTTCGGTTCAGATTTTGGGAGCAGTTCTTTATTATCAGACATTCTTAATGTATATGTTGATAAAGATGATTATGCATATGTTGCATCAAATTCATTACCATCAGAAGTAATTTTAAACGAAGATGAGGAGGAGATTGTAGATTATCGTCTTGATATTAAAACTAGTATTAAAAAAGTAAGTATTGCTAGCACTTTTAATATTCCAGAATTTTCTGAAAGTAATGATATCTATAACTTTATTGAATTCAATCCTTCTATTCCCTTCTTAACGGGAGATAAAATATATTATCTTCCACAAGATGAACCTTTAGTTGGATTGCAAACTGGTAATTATTTTGTAAAAGTAACATCTACAAATAAATTTAAATTATATACTACACCTTCTTTATTAGATTCTGACAATAATGTAACATTTCAATTACCAAATTCTGGTATAGGAACTCACACTTTTACTTTAAACTCCCAAATAAAAACTGATCTAGGAATACAAAAACTTTTAAAAAAGTTTCCATTAGAAAAAAATATTAAAAATGGTTCTGGAACTTTAACAATTCCAGGAACTACTGGAATGTTGATTAATGGTGTTGAAATTAATAATTATAAATCTAAAGATGCAATTTATTATGGCCCAATTGAGGAAGTGAATATTCTTTCTGGTGGAGAAGATTTTGATATAATTAATCCACCATTAGTTGAAGTTTCTACTGGAGCTGGTATCACTGCAAAAATTCAACCAGTCATTAGGGGAGGTTTTGAAAAAGTATATGTAGATTCGCAAGATTATAATATTGGAGAGATAACTTCTATTAATATTTCGGGAGGAAATGGCAGTGGTGCTGTAATCGAACCTGTATTAATCAAAAGACCAAGAGAAGTTTTGTTTAATGCAGATGAATTTTCTGATGGTGGTGGAGTTAGTGAATCAACTAATCAAATTTTATTTTTAACAGATCATAACTTTGTTAATGGACAAGAAGTAGTTTATAATTCTTTAGGTAATAATCCAATATCAATTGGAACGGCAGGAAATAATATTGATCTTCCTACCAATTCTGTATATTATATCGGTGTTACTAACAACAAAGCAATAAAATTATATAACAATTTAAGTGATCAGCAATTAGACATCAATGTTGTAGGAATCTATACTGGTTCTGTTGGAACACATAAGTTCTCAACTCTTTCATCTTCAAGGCAAGTTTCTTATATAAAAGTAATTGATAAAGGTGAAGGATATACAAACAGAAAGTTGATTGTAAGTCCTACCGGAATATCTACAGTAAATAATACTGTTACCTTCAAAAATCATGGATTTAATAGTGGTGAAATTGTAGAATATAATTATGAATCTGGAAAAATATCTGGAATTACAACTACAAATCAATACTTTGTTTTAAAAGTTGATGATGATTCATTTAGATTGTGTGATGCCGGAATTGGAGGAACAGTTACTTCAAATTATGAAAGACAAGATTATAAAACATTTAATAGTACGGGAAGTGGATATCAATATTTCAAATATCCTAATATTTCTGTTTCAATTAAATATAATTCTGTAGGATTTGGTAATACTACTCAACAGGATAATGATTTAATATTAACTCCAGTAGTAAAAGGAAGTATTGTTGATGCTTATGTTTACGAAGCAGGAACTGGTTATGGATCCACAATTTTAAACTTAGAGAAAAAACCATTAATTACTATAAAAAACGGAAAATCTGCTCAATTAACACCATCTATTGTTGATGGAAGAATAATTAGTGTTTTTACAAGTTTTGTTGGGAGTGAATATTATTCTGTTCCAGAATTGATTGTTTCTGGTTCTGGAACCGGTGCAGAATTACGAGCAGTAATTAATAATGGTCAAATATCAGAAGTTAAGGTTCTGAATACTGGTATTGGATATTCAACATCAAATACAAAGATTCATGTTGTTTCATCAGGAAAAAATTCCTTTATCGATCCACAAATAAGAAAATTAACTTTAAATGATAATATTGCAAGATTTACTACTGGGGAAGTTTTATTAGAAGGTAAAGATAAACTTCAATATTCAGTATCAAAGTATTTTGAGAATTTGAGAAATTCTTTTAAAGAAAGTCCCGTTGGATCCGCATCTACAAACATTTCACATATAATTGGGTGGGCTTATGATGGAAATCCAATTTATGGTCCATACGGATATTCAGATCCTAATGTACCTTCTGGAGAGAGATTATTAGAATCTGGATATATTTTAAATACATCGAATGTTGAAGATAGACCATCAGGATTTGATGCTGGATTTTTTGTCGAAGATTATAAGTTTGAAGGAGATGGAGATTTAGATGAATATAATGGTAGATATGAAAAAAATATAGAGTATCCAAATGGTGTTTATGCATATCATGCTACGATAGATCAATTCCCATATTTTATAGGCAATAAGTATAAATCAAAATTAATTTCTAATTCCAATTTGAATCAGTCATTTGATTTTAACAATTCAAATTTATTAAGGAATACACTACCATACAAAGTATCAGAACTAAAGGCTGATTATGATTTTATTAATGAAACTAGTGATGTTTTAGATCAAAAAATAGAAGTAGTGTCTGTAACATCAGACTCTGTAAAATCTATAAAGATTGAAAATTCTGGTAGCAATTACAAAGTTGGAGATCGATTAATATTTGACAATACAGATACATCAGGAAGTGGTTTGGATGTTAGTATTGCTTCTATTAAAGGAAAGAGTATTTTAGAATTAAATACAAATTCGTCCGAATACTTAAATTCCATTTTTACATGGGAATCTACAAGTAGAGTAAAAGTATCAATATTACCCAATCATAATCTTTTAAATCTAGATTATGTAAATATATCTGGATTTTCGACTAATCTTTCATCTCTAAATGGAACACATCAAATCACAGTTCCTTCTTATGCAAATGGAAGATGTCTTTCTACTATAACATCTGCATCTGTAGGATTTACGACAGAAATTTATGTTTCTCCAATTCCAGAACAAGTATCTGTTGGTAGTAGCATTAGTATTGGGACAGAAACTTTAAAAGTTCTTGAAGTATTTAAAAATCAAAACATTCTTAGAATTGAAAGAGGATTAGCAGGTGTATCACATACTGTCGGAACATCAGTATATTTCTTGCCAGATTCGTTTACAATTGCCAAATCTGTAGATAAATTTGATTCAAAAGTAAATGATAAAGTATTTTTCAATCCTAGAGAGTCTGTTGGTGTTGGAACTATAAGTGGGGTTGGATATAGTACATCATTTGAATTTGGTAATATTTCATCTGTAACTAGAAGTATTCCTACAAAAGGAATTTACATTGAAAATCATCCTTTTGTAACGAATCAACCGGTTGGATTTAATACCAATGGGGGAATAACCTTAAATGTTTCTACTGATGGAACATCTGTCCCAGTAAGTATACCAATTAATCTTTTTGTAGTTAAGAAAAGTCCAAGTCTTATTGGATTAAAGACTGAAATTGCAGGGGAAGAGTTGTTCTTCCATGATAATGGAGATGATAGTGATAAGTATTCATTAGAATCCAATTATACTCAAATATTGGGAGATGTAGATAAGAATGTAGTGACTGTTTCGGTATCAACATCTCATGAACTTCAAAATGGAGATACAGTAACATTAGATGTTCAACCAAATCTTTCAGTAGGTATTGGAACCTCAACAGCAGTTCGTGTTCTCTATAAATCAGAAATTGATAATATTGTAATCAATCCAATTGGATTTAATTCTACAGGAATTAATACAGTAACTAATGAAATCACAATTACAGATCATGAGTTAGTAACTGGTGATAAAGTTCTTTATGAAGATAGTGGACATAACGAATATTTTGTTTATAAAATTAATAGAAATAAAATTAATCTCTGTGAGACTTACAGTGATTCTCAGCAAAATCCTCCAACAGTCGTAAGTTTTGCTTCTACTGGAAGTTCTTCACAATCAATAGCATTAATTAATCCACAATTACAACCAGCCAAAAATAATAATTTAGTATTTGACCTTTCAGATTCTTCATTGGTAAATTATAGTCTGAGATTATATCAGGACAAAGAGTTTAATAATGAATTTGTTTCTACTGGTTCTACAAATACTTTCAGTGTATCTGGAGTAGGAACTGTTGGAGTAACATCTACAGCAACTCTTACATTAGATTACAATTCACAAATTAGTGAATTATTCTATACCCTAGAGAAAGATGGAGTATTAATTAAATCTGATACTGATGTTAATAATTACTCAAGTATCAAGTATGTCAATAGTGATTATAATAATTCATATACTATAAGTGGTGTTGCTGCAACAACGTTCAATGTAAATATCAACAAAAAGCCAGAAAAACTTTCTTATGGTTCAACAGAGTGTGATATATTAGAGTACTCAACAACTTCAACTTCTTCATCTGGCCCAGTCAAATCTTTAAGTATTGTATCTTCAGGAACTGGATATAAAAAATTGCCTACTTTAAAATCCACAAACTCTACTTCAGGAATAGATTTGATTGCAAATGCAAAATCAATAGATGTAGGTTCTATAAAAGAAAGTAGAGTTATTAATAATAGATTTACTTATTCTTCAGACAAAACTCTAAGACCTAAGGCCAACGTTTCACCAAATATTGTAATAACAAATTCAAATACATTAAGTCAGATATCAATAATTAGTGGAGGAGAAGGTTATGTATCTCCACCATTTATTACTCTCATCAATCCCACAACAAGAAGTATAATAGATTCTGGATTGATTGAACCAAAAATAACAGGATCTGCAATTTCTTCTTTAGATATTAAAATACAACCAAAAGGTTTACCTGATGAAACTGTAGAAGTTTTCGCAACAAATAATAATAATGGTGTTGCGATTGAAAAGGTAGAGTCGTCAAATACGGGCATTTTCACATGCACAATATCAACACCTGGTATTGGAAATACTTTCAATACTCCACCATTTGCTAAGGGAGATGAAGTATTCATTGAAGGTATTTCAAAATTTAGTTCAGATGGTGATGGATTTAATTCCTCAGATTATGGATTTAGATTCTTTAAAGTAACTGATTATGGTAATAAGGGACTTAATGATGTAGTCTCTATTGATGTATCTGAATTCACTACAAATACTGGAATTGCAAAAACAATTCAAGATTTTAGTGGGGTAATAATTAATAAAAATGATTATCCTACTTTTAAGGTAGTTCAAGAACCATCTAAATTTTTTATTGGAGAAACTTTATCTTCAAATCAGATAATAAGAGATTTGGAAGTTACAGGAAGTGATGGAGATTCTTTAAAAGTTTTAGGATCATATGAGTTATCAGTAGGTGAAGTTGTTATTGGAAATGAATCTGGTAATGTTGCTACAATTAAATCTTTGAATTTAAATGAAGGTACGTTTAATGTTGGATATTCCAACATAAAAGATATTGGTTGGGATACTGAAACTGGAAAATTAAGTGAAGATTTTCAAGTTACTCCAGATAATGACTACTATCAAAATTTATCATATTCCGTAAAGAGTTCAATAACATATAGAGATCAGCAATCTCCAGTAGAAAGTTTAGTTCATACAAGTGGATTAAAGAATTTTGCTGACACTGGAATAACATCAAATACAAGTGCGGGATTATCTACTAGTAATGATGGAATTACTATCATTTATGATGTAATTGATAAAAAAAGAGTAGACACTATCAATAATTTTGATAATGTTATTGATGTTGATGTTGTAGATTCAAAATCAAAATTTTCAAAATTAAAAAGCAAAAGACTTACAAATTATACAGAATTAAAAAATCTCAATGTATTAACAATTGATGACTTGCAGAATCAATTTTCAAACTCAGAATCTGAATCTACAGAATTTTTATTGGTAGATGAACTTGATAATAGGACATATTTTAATTATCTAATGAGAGTGTCTAGTGAAGATGGTAATGAACTTCAGTTAACAGATATTACTATTTTAAAAAATGAATTTGAATCAGTCATTGTTGAAAATGAGACCATATCTGGACAAGAATTTAATTATGGTATTTTTGATTTATTTACAGACGAAACTGAAAAAACTTTCTTAAGATTCGTTCCTAATGATGCATTGAATACAAATTATGATCTGAAAGTAATTAAGCAAATATTTAATACAGATATATCGGGAGTTGGAACACAGTCTGTAGGTTTTGTCGATTTGACAGGTTCTGTAGATATAGAAAATACTAGTGTGGGAATTGGAACTACAACAATTATTTCTTTAGATGTTAACAATTTCAAATCTCTTTATGTTAATGCACAGGTGATCAATACGGAAACCAATGACATGAATTATGCAAGATTGTATGTTTCTATTGCAGGAACAAACACTTTCATGTCAGAATACTATATTGATAGCAATGTTTTGAGTTCTTCGACAGGTAATCAAATAGGTATATTCACTTGCACTGACTTGGGAAGTGGAGTTTTATCACTAATACACGAAAATACTTCTTCTGATCAACTTAAGATAAGAACTAATATTGTTGGATTTGGAACAACATCTACTGGAATTGGTACATATAGATTTAAATCTTCCGATCAATTTGATGGTCAAGAAAGAAGCATAATTTACGATTCTAGTTATTACTCTACAGTAGGTGCTTCTTCTACAATAATTCAATCCTTGGATAAATCTTTATTTAATGCATCAAAATCTTTAATTCAAGTAAGTATAGGTTCTACAAAAGCACTCCATCAGGTTTTGTTAATTGATGAAGGATCTGATGTTTATACTCAACAATTACCTTTCCTTTCAGTATCTAATGATGATAGTGAATTGGATGATGCTTCTGGTATTGGAACATTTGGTGGAGAAATATCTGGAAGTGATTTGATACTTAAATTCTTCCCAGATTCAAATCAAACAGGTCAAATTGATATTGAAGTATTCAGCAAATCGTTCTATTCTGAAGTAGATGTTGTTAATGAACCTTTAGATTTATCTTATGGTGCTGTAACTGAAAGTATTGATGAAAAATTATATAATGCTCTTAATCTTAGTAGAATCAATAAAGATAGTTTTGAATTGACTGATAATGGTATTCCAATTTTCTCAAAGAAATTTAATCCAAATTCATCTGCATTAGATGCATCTACTGGAATATTTACAATTCAAAATCACTTCTTTGTAACTGGAGAAGAATTAATATATACTCCAAACTCTACAATCGTTGGTGTTGGAACTAGTGCAGTAGTTACTTCTAGTGGAGAATTGCCATCAACAGTATATGCTATCAAATTAACTAAAAATACTTTCAAAGTAGCAATAACAACTACAGCAGCTGCTGCAGGAATTGGAACAACATTTACTTCTCTTGGAGAAGGTAATGCTCATAGATTCACTATGAAAGAAAGAAACACCAAGTGCATCTTAACTGTTGATGAGTTGGTTCAATATCCAATAGCACCTACTAAGATTACACATACTTTGAGTGGAAATGTTGGTGGTTCTTTAAACAATAGTACAAGTATTGTATCACTAAGTGGCATTTCAACAATAAATCCAAGAGATATATTGAAAGTTGATGATGAATACATGGGTGTCACTAATGTTGGATTGGGAACAACCAATGTAGGACCGATTACAAATGAGGGGAGTATAAATTTAGTTGAGGTCAAGAGAGGATTTGTAGGTTCTTCTGCATCAACTCATACAGATTCTACCTTAGTAAGAATTCATAAAGGTTCATTTAATATTGAAGATAGTGAAATTTATTTTACAGAAGCACCAAGAGGTAATCCACAACTCGCAAAAACAAAAAACAATTTAGATTTCGAAACCTCATCATTTACTGGTAGAGTGTTTTTAAAATCTAATTATGAAAATAATAAAGTTTATGATGATTTGTCCGATGAATTTACTGGAATTGGAAGAACATTTACCCTAAAAGTTGGAGGTGCTAATACTACAGGAATTGGAACAGAAGGTGCAAGTGGTTTAGTATTCATTAATAACATTTATCAATCACCCAAAACTGATAATAATCCGACAAGATTCAATTATCAAATCTTAGAAGACTCCAGTGCAGGAATAACAACTGTAGAATTCTCAGGTATTACAAGTTTCAATGATCCACTTCAATATATTGTTTCTGATTACGATGTTAATTTAAATGAAGTTCCTAGAGGTGGAATTATAGTTTCTTATGGATCTACACCTGGACTTGGGTTTGCACCACTTGTAGGTGCTTCTGTGACTGCTGTTGTTGGTGCTGGAGGTTCTATTGTATCTGTTGGACTAGGAACTACTGATAATCTTGGTTCTGGATACAATGGTTTAGTTTCTATTGGAATATCTGTATATGAAAGTGGACATTCTGGTGCTGCAGCAACAATTACGGCAAATATTGGTGTTGGAGGAACTTTATCATTCAATGTTGTTGGTGGAGGAACTGGATATAGTAATCCAGAAATATTTGTTTCAGACCCATCATATAAAAATCTACCCGTGGTCGGTGTTTCTAGATTAGGAATTGGAGCAACAACTGATACAGGAAATGGATTATTAGTAGATTTAAAAGTTAGTGGATCTACGGGAATAGGATCTACTTTATTCGAGGTAAGTGAAGTTAAATTCTCAAGAACAGGATATAATTTCAGAAGAGGTGATGTATTCAAACCAGTTGGATTAGTCACTGATGGTTCTCTATCTTCTCCAATATCAGATTTTGAGATTACAGTAGTTGATACTTACTCTGATAATTTTGCTGCTTGGGAATTTGGTGAACTTGATTATATTGATTCAATTCAAAACTTACAAGATGGATCAAGAGTTAGATTCCCACTTAATTACAATTCAGCACTTTTGAGTTTTGAACCTCAAGAAAATTCTCCAATCGAAAAAAATATTAACAATGTTCTTATAATTTTTATTAATGGAGTGTTACAGAAACCAGTAGAAAATTATGTCTTTGAGGGTGGAACATCATTTGCATTTACAAGAGCACCACTACCTCAAGATGAAGTTGAAATTTACTTCTATAAAGGTGTTGATGGAACTGATTCAACATTAGTTGATGATATTATACCAACCATAGAAACTGGTGATATTGTTCAAGTTATAAGTAATAACATCTATCCAAATACAATAACACAAGATGAAAGAACAGTTTACAACATAACTACTTCTGATAAATTTGAAACTAATCGTTATACTGGATTAGGAGTTGATGAAACCAATTACAAACCTTTATCTTGGACTAAGCAAAAAACAGATAAGAAAATTAATGGTCAATATGTTTATAAATCAAGAGATGTATTAGAACCTCTAATCTTCCCAACCGCAAAAATTATTAAAGATGTATCTACAACGGACACTGAAATATTTGTTGATAATTCAGAATTATTTAATTATGAAACTGATAATGGATACACCGATTCTTCCACTCCTTTAGATGTGGTTATTATTAATGGAATTTCTACAATATCTTCAGGATCTATTGAAAAAATCACAGGATTCAATAATATTAAAGGTTTCTCGGGAATTGTAACTGGTATTACGACAACAACTGGAATTGGTGTTCCTTTAGCACTAGAATTTAAATTACAGCATAATGTTACTGATCAATATTTTGATGGACTATCCGTAGGATATCCAATTTACATCTATGATACTCAAATTGGTAGTGGAGTTACCTCAATCGACAATTCAAATTCTGCAGTTGTTGGAATTGGAACTACTTTCTTAGATAATGTTTATTACGTTTCTGCCATATCTAATAATGATGCAATTGGAATTATTACATGTAATGTAGATTCAAATTCTAATATAGTTGGTCTTGGAACTACTGGAAGTATATTAAATCCAGTTGGAAAATACTCATGGGGATTATTAGAAGGAGGAACAAGATCTGCAAACCCAATATCAATCGGAGTTACTGGCAATACTGTATCTGGATTGACAACATATCCAACAATTCAGAGAAGAGGTATTGGTATTAGAAAAACCGGAGCATTACCTAAAAGAGAAGTATAATTGAAAACTAAGATTGTCTTATAAATATATAAAAAACTATTAATATGTCCGCATTCGTAACAGATCAATTTAGAATATTGAATGCTGGTTCTTTTGTAGAGTCTATCAGTAATAATTCTTATTATGCTTTCTTGGGGTTATCAAATCCAACTACAGGATCAGTTGGATTTGGAAGAACCGACAATTGGAATACAAGCACAACTAATAATCCCGTAGATAATTTTCAATATTTGTCTCATTATAGAGATACTAGTTTATTTGGCAAGAAAATTACAACAGAAAATGCCAGAAGAGTTATAAGAAAAGTTGAATGGGTTGCAAATACTCCTTACGACATGTATCGTCATGATTATCGTCAAGGTAATGAATCTCCCGTATCTAAAACAGTAAGATTATATGATGCAAATTATTATATTATTACAAGTGAATTTAAAGTTTATATTTGTATAGATAATGGTTCTTCTGGAACTAATCCCACGATTACAGGATCGACAATAGAACCAACACAGACTGATGTAGAACCATCTGTTGCAGGGTCTGATGGATATAGATGGAAATATCTATTCAGTATTCCTCCATCAGATGTAATTAAATTTGATTCTACAGAGTATATTACAGTTCCTAATGATTGGTTAACCACAACGGATTCTAGTATTCAAACCATTAGAGAAGGAGGAAATTCTGATACTAATAATAATCAAATAAAGGCAGTATATATTGAAGATGGGGGATCAGGATATACTACAGGTGCGACCGCAGATATTTTAGGAGATGGAACTGGAGGTAAAGTTTCAATTACAGCACCTGATGGTGTTATAACAGATGTTACAGTGACAAATGGTGGAAAAGGTTATACTTATGGAATTATTGATCTACCTGCAACTGGTAATCCGGCTAAATTAATACCCATAATTCCTCCATCAAAAGGTCATGGTTATAACATTTATGAGGAGTTGGGAACAGATAAAGTTTTAATGTATGCAAGATTTGATGATTCAACTAAAGATTTTCCAATAGACACTAAATTTGCTCAGGTCGGAATTATAAAGAATCCTGAAACATTTTCTGGAGCAGGAGTAACTTTTACTGGAAATACATTCTCATCTCTTTCTGGTATCGGACTATCAGAGTCTAGAAATGTGAATATTGGAGAAATAATAACGCAAGATCAAGGTAATAATGTTATTGCAAGAGGTTATGTTGCATCATTTGATAGTGATACTAAAGTTCTGAAATATTATCAAGACAGATCATTGTGTTTTGGAAATAAGGTAGATCAAACACTTAGTAACAGTACAAAAAATATAGTACCATTTATTTCTGGTGGTAATCCACCACCAATTTCCTTTATAGAAGGACCTAACCCATCCACTGGTTCCGCAAATATTAATACTAACTTAGATGGTAGTGTTGTAGTTGTTAATAATAAGCAGATTAATTTGGGAGTTAATTTCACGGATGGACTTGCAAATCCAGAGATAAATAAAAAGACGGGGGATATAATTTATATTGATAATAGACCCATTGTCGAGAGAGACTCTAGACAAAAAGAAGACATCAAAATCATTCTAGAATTTTAAAAAAAGATGGCACAAAAAACCGACTTAAATATCAGCCCATACTATGATGATTTTGATGGGGATAAAAACTTTTATAAAGTTTTATTTAAACCAGGATATCCAGTTCAGGCTAGAGAATTAACAACTCTCCAGTCCATCTTACAGAATCAAGTAGAGTCTTTTGGTGGAAATATTTTTAAAGAAGGATCTATGGTTCTTCCAGGATCTGTAACTTTTGATAATCAGTTTTCTGCAGTAAAATTAAATGCGGTCAATTTAGGTATAGATGTCTCTGTTTATATTAAAAATTTTATTGGAAAGAAGATTACAGGACAACTTTCGGGTGTAACAGCATCTATTCAAGAAGTTGCACTTACATCTGATAGTGATTTAGTAACTGACATTACAATTTATGTAAAATATGGTGAATCTGGAGAGGATGCAGAAGTAGACACATTCCAAGATGGGGAACAGTTATTTGCAAGTGAAAATGTTGCATATGGTAACACTACAATTAATGCAGGAACCGTATTTGCATCATTAATTTCCCAAAATGCAACATCTATAGGTTCAGCAGCATTTATTGATAACGGAGTTTACTTTATTAGAGGAACATTTGTAGAGGTTTCCAAGCAAACACTTATATTAGACTATTATACAAATACTCCTTCTTATAGAGTAGGATTAAAAATATCAGAAACTATTGTAAATGCAAAAGATGATCCATCTTTATATGATAATGCCAGTGGTTTTACTAATTTTGCGGCACCAGGAGCAGATAGATTAAAAATATCACTAACACTTATAAAAAAAGAAATATCTAATAATACAGATACTGATTTTGTTGAGATATTGAGAGTAGATGAAGGGAAAATTAAAAAAATTGAAAATAAACCTGTTTATAATTTAATAAGAGATTATATTGCAGAAAGAACATTTGATGAATCTGGTCATTATGCCGTAGATGAGTTTGGTGTTAAAGCACTCAATTCATTAAACGATCAAATCGATAATGATGGATTATACTTGGAAGGTGAGACCACAGAGCAAGGAAATACTCCATCAGATGACCTAATGTGTTTGCAGGTAAGTCCTGGAAGAGCATATGTTGATGGTTATGATGTTACTTTAGATACAGAAACTGCTATAGATGTAGAAAAACCAAGAGATACTGAAACTGTTAATAGTGCAAATATTCCATTTGAGATGGGACATTTGCTAAGAGTTAATAATGTCAGTGGTGCTCCAAAAGAAAATGAAACTTTAGATTTATATAATCAACTTCAAGATGATGGGACGGCAGGAACAAAAATTGGTGCTGCTAGAGTTTATACATTTAATCTAACTGATGCTGCATATTCTGGTGCAGCAACTCAATGGGACTTATATCTTTATGATATTCAAACTTATACAAATGTAACTTTTAATGTAAGTACAACACTCTTAACATCTGCTTTTATAAAAGGAAAGAGTAGTGGTGCGAGTGGTTTTGTTGTTGCTGGTTCTTCTTCAACATCTTTTGATCTCAGCCAAACTTCGGGAACTTTTGTAACTGGAGAAAAACTAATTGTTAATGGAATTGAAACAGCATTAACAATTGCAAGTGTTACTCAAAATACAATTGACCAACTCAAATCCGTTAATCAAACAGGAATATCAAACTTTCCAGAGTTCTCTGCAGATGCAGTATTAATTTCTAAAAAGTTCTCTAATGGAATTTCAGAAATTAATGTTGCTTCTACAACTGTAACAAGTCCAGGAAAATTATTCTTCGGAGTTAAAGAAGGTGATTTAATTAGTGTAGTGCAAGGAAATAGTTTGAGGTATAATAGAGTTGTAACCGTTTCTTCAGATCTGGCATCACTAACTATTACTAATATTCCTAGTGTTAATGGTGTATTTACTGGAACCGCAATTTCTAATGGAGATTATACAGTAAATCTTAGAAAAGCAGAAATAAAGAATAGTGAAAATGGATTTCTTTATGCAAATCTTCCAGAAACTAATATTTCTTCTGTCGATCTTTCTAATTCACAGTTAGCAATATCTAAACAAATAGATCAAAGTGCTAATTTAAATGTATCTGGTAATACTTTAACTTTTGATATTTCTAAAACAGGTACTACAAGTGCATTTTTCGAATCATTTGATCAAGAAAGATATTCTATACATTATACTACTGCTTCAGGTGGTGGAATTGGAACAATCACATCCGATTCTTTTAATTTAACAAATAATGATGTAACCATTAAAGGATTGGACGACGGATTAAATGTTGTTGTTAACACGACTCTTAAAAAGAACGGAATACAAAGTAAAATTAAAAACTTTACTAGAAGTGCAATAGAAGTAGTTGAACTATCAAAATTAGCACAATCTGGATCTGCATCTAGTATATCAATCAATGATGGACTAACATATAATCCATATTATGGACTCAGAGTTCAAGATGATCAAATTTCATTAAATGTTCCAGATGTCTCAAAAGTTCTTGTAGTATACGAATCAACAAATACTGCAGACCCTACACTAGATGCAATTGAGTTTTCTTCAATATCCAATGTTGGAACAGATGCTATTATTGGTGAAAATATCATCGGGTCTGAGAGTGGAGCAGTTGCAAGAGTTGTAACAAATCAGAATTCTACAGAATCATATTTTGATACCCCTAAGGACGATAAACTAGGTGTAGTTTATCTGAACCAAAACACCTTTATTGCTGGAGAAACTGTAAAATTTAAAGAATCTAATATTACCTCTACTGTTCAGTCGATTACATTAGGAAAATATAATAATGTAACAGATAATTTTGTTCTTGATGGTGGACAAAAAAATGAATATTATGATTATTCAAGATTAATCAGAACAACAGATTCAGAACCATCTAAGAGACTATTGGTCGTTTTTGATCATTATATAGTTCCCGCATCAGATACTGGAGATGTATTTACTGTTTTAAGTTATGATTCTGATAGATTTTTAAATGATATTCCTACAATTGGACCTAATAATATTAGAGCTTCTGATACCTTAGATTTTAGACCAAGAGTTGTCGATTATTCTTTAACAACTGCGTCACCATTTGATTTTGGGTCAAGAATATTTACTACAAATTATAATTTAAAACCTGGTGAGAGTTCAATACTTGGATATGAGTTTTATCTTCCTAGAATTGATAAATTATATCTTGATAAGTTTGAAAATCTTATTGTTAGTAAAGGTGTTTCGGCAAAAGATCCAAAAGCATCTCCAAGTAATGATCAAAGTTTGATGGAATTGGCAACTATTTTACTTCCACCATATCTTTATGATCCTGATGATGTTTCTATTAATTTGGTTGATAATAGAAGATATACCATGAGGGATATTGGTCAACTTGAAGATAGAATAGAAAACTTAGAAAGAGTTACATCTTTAAATTTATTGGAAGTAAGTACTGAAGCATTGCGTATTGAAGATGAAGATGGTAATAATAGATTTAAGTCTGGTTTCTTTGTAGATAATTTTACTGATGGGACAAATAGTGATCAAAATTTGACATCAGCAGATATTAGTGAAGGTCAATTGAGACCAAGACTTCTTTCTAATTCATTAAGGCAAAGAGTTTTACCTTCTTCCGAAATTTCTGAAGAAGATTTAGATTTGACAACTAACTTTAAATTATTAGATCCAAATATCCAAAAAACTGGGAATGTTGTTACTCTAAAATATGATTCTATTGGTTGGTTAGAACAACCACTTGCTACTCGTGTTGAAAATGTTAATCCATTCCACGTAATAGAATATGTTGGAAGTGTAAAATTATCCCCAGAGAATGATTTTTGGATTAGAACCATTTATATTCCACCATCCGTTAGGAATATAACAAGAAGAACTACAAATACTGTTACAAACACTATTAATAATACCATAACTCTTCCCACTATAAGAAATAACAGTTCTAGTAGAGAGGTTATCTTTTCTGGAAGCGGAGCCATAGTTACCATCACTGGAACTAGAGTTGATGTATCAAGGGATTCACGAACAAGTACCAGTACCAGTACTAGTATTAGAACTTCTAGAACTTCTAGAACTAGAGTTGATGTAAGATCTAGAGATGTTTTAATCTCAAGTGGTGATGAGCAGTATATCAGATCTAGAAATGTTTCTTTCTTTGGAAGATCACTGAAACCTTTAACAAGACATTATCAGTTCTTAGATAATCATAGTAATGTAGATTTTACACCGAAACTTTTAGAAATTGCTAATAGCACATCTTTAGATACATATGGTACTCTGCAGGGATCATTTACATCAGGCGAAACAGTAAAAGTATATAAAGAAGGTAAAGAAAAAGGTCGTTTTAGACTTGCATCATCAAATCATAAAGAGGGTCCCTTCAATTCACCATCAAGAACTTATAACATTAATCCATATGTAAGAAAGGAGAATTTGCCAAATTCTTACAGTCAATCATCTAAAACATTAAATATTGATTTGAATTCATTATCTGATGAAGCACAGGGAAGATTTTTTGGATATGTTACCAAAGGAGCAAAAATTGTTGGACAAACGAGTGGTGCAATTGCATATGTAAAAGATTTAAGATTGATAACTGATAATTATGGAGATCTTTTTGGATCATTCTTTATTAAGAATCCACATACAAATCCAGCACCAAATCCAAGACTTCTTACTGGTAAAAAGACATACTTATTAACTAGTAGCTCTACAAATAAGAAACCATTACCCGGAAATAAGTTAATTTCTACCGGACAAGGATCTTATAGTGCTGTTGGAACTCTCCTAAAAAGACAAATACAAACTACAGCAACAACCCTAATACAGAATACAATAACCAGAACTATTGAAAATATATTAAGACGCACTACAACCATAACAACAACTAGACGTGAGGTTGTGAGAGCAAGAAGATCTGACCCTCTTGCACAATCATTTGTTGTTGGTAGAGATATTGATGCTCCAGATTTGAATGGATTTAGTAGTGATGATAAAGGTGTAGTTCTTACTGAATTGGATATCTTTTTTGCTAATAAACCAGCAGGGAATGAACCTCTTGAAGTCCAAATAAGAACAGTGGAACTTGGTATTCCAACTCTAAATCTGGTTGGTGAATCAAAAACATTATATCCCGATCAAATTACAACATCAGAAACTGGAGAAACTGCAACAAGAGTTACATTCGATGAACCAAAATATCTTGCTCCAGGAAATGAATATGCTGTAGTTTTACTTGCACCTACTTCAGATGAATATGAAGTTTGGATTGCTAAAATGGGAGAGAGGACTGTTAATACACAATCTCTACCTGATGCAGAAGCAGTAATTTACACCAAGCAATTCGCACTTGGTAGTTTGTTTAAGTCTCAAAATGGATCTATTTGGACACCTACACAAGAATTAGACCTTAAATTTAAACTCTATAAAGCAAAGTTCACAGCAAATACGGGTATAGCATATTTTGGAAATCCACCTTTAGATCAAAGTAATGGATATGTAAATAATTTACTTGCAAACCCAGTTACAGGTCTACCAAAAACTGTCAATCTTGGAGTTACAACATTCACAGATTCTAGTCTGATTGACATTTTGAATACTGGCAGAAAAATTGCTGGTTCTATTCCAAATAGTTATGGATATATTGAATATGCGGGTGGACCGGTCAGTGGTATTACAACTACTAATGGTGGTGTAAATTATACAACTCAGTCGGATTTAGCAACAACTCTTGTTTCTGGAGATACTAATCGTGATAATGGATTGAAACTTACTATCGATAGTGTAGATGGAAATGGTACAATCACCGGTTTAACTATAACTAATAATGGATCCGGATATGAAGTTGGTGATGTAGTAACTATCAATAGTGGCACAACCGGAAGAGATGCATTAATTACTATTAGCGCAATTACCGGAAGAGATACACTTTACTTGACTAATGTTCAAGGTGAAAAAGGTGCAGGAAAAGCATTTAGAGAAAATGCCGGAGTTGGAGTAAGTTATTATAGTTCTGATACAACTATCGTATCTTTAGGTACTACTCAAATTACAAGTGTGACCGAAGGGTCAGGTAAAAATTCGGGTAATTTCTTAGAGGTAAGTCATTTCAATCATGGAATGTATGCCAATAATAATAAATTGAAATTGAGTGGTATCGAATCTGATATTTCACCATCAATTCTTACTGCAAATTTATTAACAGCAGGTTCGGATACAATATTTGTTGAAGATTCTTCCATCTTTGAAACGTTTGAAGGACTTCCTGTTAGTAATTCTAATCCAGGATATGTGAAAATTGGGGATGAAGTTATCTCATACGAAACAGCATCTTCAAATGAATTAGGAACTCTTGGTAGAAGTGTTGAAGGAAAAACTGAATCGCATGAAGTTGGTTCTAAAGTCGAAAAATATGAGTTTAATGGAGTATCTTTAAGAAGAATTAATAATGTAATTCATGATATTTCTGATACTGGTATTGACTCTAATGGATATTATATCGAAATAGATCGAAGTGTTAATGGCACTGACAGATCTTCAGATACTATTGTGGATACACCTTTACAATTATCATTTAATAGACAGTTTGTTGGTGGTGGAAATAATGTCTATGCGACTGAGAATATTCAATTCAATTCAGTAAATCCAAGATTCTTTGTTCAGGCACCTGGAGATTCAACTTCAGTAAGTGCTGTCGTTAGAACGACAACCGGAACTAGTATCGATGGCACTGAAACTTCTTTCCAACTTCTGAATGAAGTAGAACCAGTAGAATTGAACTCCTTTAATAATCTAAAATCTACCAGAATAGTATGTTCTAGAGTGAATGAGTTGCAGCAACCAGCATTTAATAATGTTTCTGGAAGAAGATCATTTACTACGGCAGTTACATTAAATAGTACGGATGAAAATTTATCTCCAATTATAAATCTTGAAGATTCTACCATCGAATTTGCATCAAACTATTTGAATAGACCTGTTACTGATTTTGCTTCAGATTTTAGAGTAAATTCTATTTTAGATGATCCACACTCAGCAATCTATGTTTCTGATACTGTTAGTCTTTCTAAACCAGCATCTTCTTTGAAGGTTATACTTGGAGCATATAGACCTGCATCTGCAGATATTAGGGTTCTTTATAGTCTTGTTAGAGATGATTCATCTGAAATTGAACAGGAATTTGAATTATTCCCAGGATATGAGAATCTTGTTTTAACTTCTGATGGTGGATTTAGAGTTGTTGATCCATCTCTAAATAACGGAAAATCTGATGTTAAAGTTCCTGCAAGTTCTGCTAATCAATTCTTAGAATATGAGTTTAGTGCTGATAATTTAGGAAAATTTAGTGGTTATTCAATCAAGATTATTATGTCAGGAACTGACCAAGCAAATGCACCAATTATCAGTGATCTAAGAACAATCGCACTCGCATGAAGAATCTAATAAAAGTTAAAGATCATCCTCATCTTTACAGAGATGAGGATACTGGAGCAATTGTCAATTGTGACGATATTGCTTATGACAGATATATGAATAAGGTGAAGAGAAAAAATTCTGAGAAAGAAGAGTTGAATAATATGAAAAAAGATATTGAAGAAATAAAAAATTTACTCAAAGATTTCTTGAGTAAATAGTTACTATCAATAATTCATATAAATATTTAAGAGATATATTAGCATCATACAATAATGTCGGTTTATGTATCAAATATTGTGATTGAACAGGGATATGATTTTAATGCTTCTTTCCAATTAGAAGATACTAGAACTAATTCTCCATTGTTATTGGATAATGTTTCTACAGAATCGCAATTGAGAAAGCATACTGGAGCATCTACTTCGGTTTCATTTGCATCAACGATATCAAATTCGGAAGAAGGTATTGTGACAATATCATTGACTGCTGCTCAAAGTGCCAATCTAAAACCTGGAAGATATGTTTTTGATGTAAAACTCATAAGTTCCGGTGCAGAATATAAAGCTGTAGAAGGTGCAGCACTAATAAGAGGGGGAGTCACCAGGTAATGCCTAGTATTAACGATAGAATTGGTTCGCAGAATGTAATACGTGTTTTATCCAACTCCTCTGCTCCACCAACAAAACTTATTAATTTAAGTGATGTAGATAGTACTCTAAAAACTAGAGACAGTATGATCCTTGTATGGGATCTTGATACAGAAACATTCTATATGACGGATACGATTGATTCGTCATCCCTTAATATTACTGGTATTGTTACTTTTTCAAATTCTACCAATTCTACTGCTCCAACTAACGGCGCTTTAGTTATTGATGGAGGAATTGGAATTGGTAAAGCAGTTAATATTGGTGGAAATATATCAGTTGCTGGATTATCAACATTTTCATCTAATGTTGATATAAATGCTCTTGTTGATATTCTTTATAACTTAAATGTACAAGATTCAGTAACAATTGAAGATAATTTGAGAGTTGGTGGTATAACAACTCTCACAAGTGGAGTAAATAATATTTTAGGAGATCCAGATACTGGTTCTCTTCAGATCGATGGTGGAGTTGGAATTAATAAAAACCTAACAGTTGGAAATGGTTTTTATGTTCAAGGCAATTCCGAATTTGTGGGTGATGTCATATTCAGAGGAGGCACAATTGGAATTGGAGATTCCACTGGTGATGATATTGATGTTATAGGAGAATTTGTATCCAACTTAGTTCCAGATGTTGACAATACTTATGATATTGGTATTACAACACAAAGATGGAGAGATGGAAAGTTCTCTGGTCTTGTAACTACAACTAATTTATTTGTTTCTGGAATATCTACTTTTAATGAAAAATTAGATATTAAAGGTAATGCAATAATTGCCGGATTTGCAAGTGTTACTGAAGGTTTATATTATGATGCTAATGACTATGATGGACCAAATGGAATTGCTTATTTTGATAATACTGGAAAACTAATTGGTGCTGCCAGTACAGAAAATGCATTAACCGAAAGTTATTTCGTATTAACAACTAACAATGTAGGAATTCCTACTTGGACTTCTGTAATTGATGGAGGAGAATACTGATGGCAAAACCTAATACTAGACAAGAACTTGTTGATTATTGCCTGAGACAACTTGGAGCACCAGTTCTTGAAATAAATGTTGCTGATGAACAGATTGATGATTTAGTTGATGATGCTATTCAATATTTTAATGAACGACATTATGATGGTGTCGAGAGAATGTATTTAAAATATAAAGTATCTCAAGATGATATTGATAGGGGAAAATCTAGTGGAACAGATGGTGTAGGAATTGTAACAACTACTGGAACTTCAAATATTGTAGGAACTGCAACTACTTTTAATTTCTACGAAAATTCTAATTATATACAAGTTCCAGATTCTGTAATAGGAGTTGAAAAAATATTTAAGTTTGATACTAGTGCGATTTCTGGAGGAATGTTTAGTATTAAATATCAACTTTTCTTAAATGATCTTTATTACTTTAGTTCTGTTGACTTACTAACTTATGCAATGACAAAAACATATCTTGAAGATATTGATTTTTTACTCACCACAGATAAACAGATAAGATATAACAAAAGGCAAGATAGATTATACTTAGATATAGACTGGGGAGCACAATCTAAAGATACTTTTTTCGTAATTGATTGTTATAGAGCATTAGATCCCGAATCATTTACTCAAGTGTATAATGATTCATTTGTAAAAAAATACTTGACTGCATTGATAAAAAGACAATGGGGACAAAACTTAATTAAATTTCAAGGTGTAAAACTTCCGGGTGGCATTGAACTCAATGGTCGTGCAATATTTGAAGACGGTCAAAGAGAGTTGGAGGATATAAAACAGAAAATGTCTTCTGAGTATGAACTACCACCTTTGGACTGTATCGGTTAATAATTATGGCATTGAATCCATTTTTTCTTCAAGGATCTTCAAATGAACAATTTCTTGTTCAAGATATAATCAATGAGCAATTAAAAATTTATGGTATAGAAGTTTATTACTTACCAAGAAAAATTTTTAAAACTGATAATATAATTCGTGAAATACAATCCTCCAAATTTGATGATAGTTTTCTGATAGAAGCATATCTGAATAATTATGATGGATACGCTCCTGATAGTGATATCATGACTAAATTTGGATTAAGATTGAAAAATGAAATAAGTTTAACCATATCAAGAGAAAGATATGAAGAATTTATTGCCCCATTTCTAGAAGGTATTAGTGCAGGTATTCGGGAAGGTATAATTACGGACTATGATTTTGCAGATTTAATCACAAGACCAAAAGAAGGAGATTTAGTTTATTTTCCTCTCGGAGAAAGATTATTTGAAATTAAGAGAGTAGAATCAGAAAAACCTTTTTATCAATTAGGTTCAAGTTATACTTACGAATTGAGTTGCGAACTCTATGAGTATGAAAATGAACTTATTGATACTGCCATTGAAGAAGTTGACAATACTGTAGAAGACGAAGGATATATTACATCTATTGTTCTTGCTGGAATTGCTGTTACTGCCACTGCAACAGCAGGAATTTCTAGTGATTCAGTTAGTGAAATATTTTTGAATAATGATGGTAGTGGATATACTTCCACACCAACTGTAATATTTTCACCTCCTCCAAATGTATTAGCAGGAGGTTTTGCTGCTGAAGCAGTTGCAATAACAACTTCTGTATCAAATGTTCATTCAATTCTCAGATTGGAATTAATTAATGGCGGATCAGGATATATAGAACCTCCAACAATTACAATAATTGGAGGTGGTGGAATTGGAGCATCTGCTACATGCTCAATTGGAGGAACCCAATTTAGTGTCAGTTCTCTCAGTATTTCTAATTCAGGATCTGGATATGCAACTACACCTGAGGTTATTATTAGTAGTCCTGGTATAGGTATTACTGCAACAGCAATTGCTAGAATTAATTCTAATGCGGAAATTGATTCTTTAAGAATACTAAATCCAGGAATTGGATACACACAAGCACCGGAAGTATCTTTTACTGGATTTTCTACCATTGGCATTGGAACATTTATATACAATGAAGAAGTTGTTGGTCAGACATCTGGTGTGACGGCTGTAGTTAGAGATTTTAGAGCAGATACTTCCGTTAGCATAATAAATCCAACAATCAACTTAAGAGTTTCACTAAATACTGGTAAGTTTAGTCCTGGCGAAACAATTGTAGGGACAATTTCATCTGCTAGGTACACTGTTTTAAGTTACGATACAGAGAGTTATGATAATCCGTATGACACTAATGAAGAAATAGAATTAGAGGCAGATGATATTTTAGATTTCACAGAATCAAATCCATTTGGTACATATTAATGTTAGGAACATACTATTATAACGAAATAATTAGAAAAACTATTATTAGTTTTGGAACTTTATTTAATGATATTTCTATTCGACACGCAAAAAGTGATGGTAGTATTTTAGATGAAACAAAAGTTGGTCTTTCTTATGGACCAATGCAGAAGTTTTTGGCAAAAATTCAAGAACAAGAGCAGTTAACGAAATCTATTGCAATCACTCTTCCTAGAATGTCTTTTGAGATGACTAGTATTCGATATGATGGTGATAGAAAAACTGGAATAGTACAGACTTTTAAGGCATGTGATGATGAAGGAAGAGTAAAAAAAGTTTTCATGCCAGTTCCTTATGATATTGGATTTGAATTAAATATTTTTACTAAATTAAATGATGATGCTCTTCAAATAGTTGAGCAAATACTACCTTTTTTTCAACCATCATTTAATGTTACAGTTGACTTGGTAGAATCTATTGGTGAAAAAAAAGATGTTCCTATTGTTTTGGATAGTATAGATTTTCAAGATGATTATGAAGGATCATTTCAAACTCGCAGAGCATTAATTTATACTTTAAGATTTACTGCAAAAACTTATATATTCGGTCCTGTTGCAGATAGCACTGATGGACTTATTAAGAAAGTTCAGGTTGATTT